TTGGAAGCCAAGGGTATTATGTATAATGCTTTGCATGTTTATAAATTAGGAGAAAATGAATTTGCAGTAGGCGTTATAGCTAGAGGTAGTCCAAGAAGAGATTTAGTAGCTATGATTCATCAGGAAATGGGTGCAAGTCCTAAGAAAGTATTAAGACCTTTTTTGGGGATTAATAGTGATATTAAAATTTGGGCGTCAAATAGGATCAAGCGTTGGATTGGGAAACAGTTAAAAGAATCTGTTCCGAAAAGACTTCGGATAACATTAAGTTAAGGGAGGATAAAATGATAAATCCTATTGCTATAGGACTGACGAAAGAATATGTATTAAAGAATGATAAAGTTAATCCAACTGTATGGATTATAGGTTCCATTGATTCAATGATGGCAGCAAAGATTGCTTCAGAATCAGGGCAGATAGAAATGGTTGATGGGAAACCTACTTTTGTGGTCAATGAAGATATTGCTAATAATGATTTTAAGTTAGTAAGGTATGGGTTAAAGGGCTTTAAGAATTTTAGCATAGATGGAAAAGAAGTAGAATTTAAGTTTTCCAAAGAAAAGATGATGGATCATGATATTGATGTTGCGCATGAAGATATTATAAAAATGATCCCATTATTCGCTATACACGAATTAGCTATGGAAATTTGGAAAGCAAATCAAGTTTCGGAGGAAGAAGGAAAAAACTGAAATTGGCAGTCGAGCTTTCAGCTAGAGGCTTGAGCTGCCATGATTGTACGAAAGAATTAAAAGTATTCAGAGGTTGTAATAGTAAGCCTAAACAGGATTTTTTAATAGATGGAAAGGTGGCTGAACGATGCCCCGCAAAAATGATAATACCAGAAATGAAAGATTACATAAGGTATTATTCATATTTCAAAAAAGGATTTCTTCCTTTTCGTGGCGGAGTATCGGAACAACCGACAAAATTATTGCAGATTTTTGATATATTAGAATCTGCTGAAATAGAATATGCAAAAGAAAAATATAAATAGAGGTTAATATGGCTGATCAGAATATTCAAGTATCATTAAGTTTTAGGGACGAGGCTAGCGGTAAATTCGTAAAAGCTACCAATGATATGATAGCTACCATGAGAACTCTTGGTATGGCTGTTTCTAAAGAGGGGAATGCTGCTGTAGTTAATCTAGACAAAATGGGCGTAGGGATGCAGAAAACAGGATCCCAAACTAGATATTTAAATAAAGATATAGGTGCTTTAGCCGGCTCTATCGGTTCTCTTCGCAATATGATTTTAGTTTGGATGTTTGCTTTGCGTCCTATTATGGATTATATGAATAAGACTACAAAAGCAGCTATAGAGCAAGAGCAAGCTGAGAGAAGGCTTACTGCCGCGTTTTTAGCAAGCGGTAAAGGTAATCTTGAATCCACTAATCGTTTAAAGGATTATGCTTCTCAGCTACAAAAAACGACAGCATTCGCCGATGAAGATATCTTGCAAGCTCAGGCTACTTTAGCCACTTATAAATTAAGTGAAAAACAGATCAGAGAATCTACTAAAGTAGTTTTGAATTTAGCTACTGCTAAAAAAGCTGATGGAGCTACGGATGTAGATTTAGCTACTACAGCCAGGTTAGTAGGCATGGCTATTAATGGAAAGACTATGCAGTTAGAAAGGATGATAGGGCCTTTGGATATGGCTACTAAAAAATCCGGAGATTATAAGTTAATATTAGAAGCAATTAATAAGGTGTCTAAAGATGCAGCAAGCAATATGGCAGGCACATTCCAAGGGCAAACTAAAATAATGAAGAATGCTTTAGGAGAACTTTCTGAATCATTAGGAAATATTATTATAAAAAATACTTTAGTGATGGGCGCTATGAGTATGGTAACAGATGAATTTTTTAAGTTTTCAGAGAATGTTGAAAAAGCAAGAACATCAACAGATAATTTTGCTAGTGCATTTGAAATAGCCGCAAGTATGGTTATAACTACGGGGATGTTAATTAGAAAAACTTGGAGAGAACTTTTATTAGGGGTTGAATTGATGTTTGCAGGGATAAGCCAAGCTGTGGCGACATTAACCACTATAATTTATGGGATATATTCTACTATCAAAACTGCTTTTGTAGCGTTCAGTAATGCTATACTGCAAACGATACAAGATATGGTTAATTTGGTTATAACGATAGCCAAACAAACTCCTGTATTAAAAGCAATAGCAAAAGATTGGAAAGAAATCGATTTTAATATACAGCCTGAAATTAAAGATGATAAGGTAGAAGAAGGACTTAAAAGATTAATGGAATTAGCTAAAGAATCTACAAAAGCATTCATTAATTCTGCAACTAAGAGGGCTGAACAAACTAACACTATTCAATTTTATAAAGATCTTCAGGCAACGCTTACGACACTATATATAAAATCTGATCAAGCAAGAGAAAATATAAGAAAATATATGGAAGATGCCGCTTTAGCGGCTAAAAAGACTAAAGATGAAACTCGCCCGCAATTTGATATGATGTATGAAATGGTTAAAGGGTTTGCCACATCATCCAGGGATGCTTTAGCGGATGGATTTTTTAAATTGGTTAAAGGTGATTTCGAAGGTTTAAAAGAAGTAGTTGTTTCTTTTGGAGATGCCTTATTAAAAACAATAATGCAAGCAATGGCTACAAGACTTCTTGTAAGCACTTGGTTGGGTTCTTTTTTAGGTTATTCAGGAGGAGCCACTACAGGTAGTAGTGTTTTAAAAACTGGCACAGCACTTGCGCATACAGGTGGATATATATTTGCAAATAATTCTAGCTATGGTATGGGACCAAGAAGAAAATATCATTCAGGCGGTGAAGTAAACGCCACGCTTTTAGAAGGCGAAGGCGTATTGAATAGATCTGCCATGAGATCTTTAGGCGTTGATAACCTTAATAAACTTAATCGCGGAGAAAATTCAGGCGGAACTACAGTAAACCATTATTATATTCAAACAATAGATGAAAAATCTTTTGCTGATAAATTAAGAGAGCATGGGGATATTTATGCAGGAGCAGTGAATTCTAATATAAGGGATAATGGTTCTTCAAGAAATGTAACGCAAAGAGGAAGGTAATTATGGCTTATGGTGATATTTTAACATTAAATCCGGAATTCGGACTTTCAGAATCCATTGAATTCCGAACCAATATTACAGAAGCTGAATCTGGAAAAGAACAGCGTGATGCTTTATGGGATGCAGGATTAAGAGAATATCAGCTCACTTGTAAATTTTTAACTCAAGTTTCAATGAATACTATTTGGGATTTTTATATAGCAAGATTAGGCGCCTATGATTTCTTTTTAGTTAAGATATTGACAGAATATGAAGTTTCGGCAGAAAATGTAGGAGTTGCCGATAATAGTGAAACAGAATTTTTACTTCATAATTTCCCAGTGGACACTGCGGCAAACCATTCTTGCACAGTAAATGGAGTTGCTAATACAGGTTATACTTTAAGCAATGATTTTGTGACTGAAAAATCTTATATAACATTTGATACAGCTCCTGTTTCAGGGAATATATTAGTCACCTATGAATATTATTTTAAAGTAAGATTCAAGGAAGATAAATTGTCAAGAGAACTTGCCGCTTATCAATTATTACATACTGGCATGACTTTAAAAGAAGTAAGATTCGATTCCTATGTTCCGATTAATGGAAATTCCAGTTCAAGTAGTTCAAGCAGTTCAAGCTCAAGTGGGTAAAAATGTATAGTTTATCAGCTACACTAATAGCTATAAAAAATTCAGTTTTAAGAAAACCAGTAGAAATACACGATATTTATTTAGGTAGCCAAACTGAAGAAGATTCTAATACTTTACACTTTGTAAATTTTTATAAAACAATAAATTTTTTTAGTTATTTAAGTCATTCTGCGCAGGCATATATCCCACTTTCAATAAATAGATCAGCAATTAAAAAAACTGCTAAAAATGAAATTGAAAGGATAAATTATAAAGTAGATAATGTTGATAAGGGCATGGGAGCTTATGCAGCATCTCATAATTTTAGGAATAAAAGGGTTGTTACGCGTTTAATATTCAGGGACAATTTAACTTCATATTTAGATGCTAAAATAATATATGATGGATTCATACAATCTATTTCTTTCGAAGAGAATAGTATGGTTGCTACAGCCACTCCCAAGATAGGATCGCTTAGTTTTGAAACAGGATGGCTTTATCAAATTCAATGTAACGCTAAATTTGGTGATCAATATTGTGGTATTAATAAAAATAGTACAGATAATATGATTAATGGAAAAGTTACCGGTGGCACATCATCTACTGTAATAGATACAACTAATTTAACCCAAGCCGATGATTATTGGAATTATGGAACTATAATATTTAATTCAGGGTTAAACAACGGAGAATCAAGGAAAATAATAGATTATGTTCTAGCAACACAAACATTGACATTAGATTATCCTTTATCTAATGCTGTTGTGGCAGGAGA